GCGTCTGACATAGCCATTTTTGTCTTTTGACGGTTGGCATATATCTTACTTCCAGCTTGCAAAGCGATTTTTGCTAAACTGAACCAAGCCATTAGTACGCCTTTGAGTTTCTTTTCTTTTCAGCCAACACTTTTCCCTGACCTTGTACTTCAAGTTCAGGTTTTCCTGTGCCAATGTAGTTAAATGCTTGGTCAGCTGTTGTTTTAGATCTAGGATCTATTTCAACTTGCTGGTCTTGCACTGTAACCGGCTTAATTTTATCTAATTTTTGCATTTTTGCTCCTTATTTTTTACTCTTCAACCTCAATAGCTGTTATACCTGGATTTCCAGCCTTTGCAAGACTTACTCCAGCTCTTAATTTAGCTAATTTTTCGTTTTGATCCATCTTTTCATCTGCAATATCTGCTGCTTGCATTAATTTTGCTCTATCAAGGTCGTTTTTAGCTTGATCAGCATCTTTTTTACGTTCATTTTCCATTGCTCTAAGATCAACTTCTCTTGCTTTTAGTTTTAAAAGCGGATCAGAATCAAATTGTGATGTAATTTTCTTTTCTTCCTTCATAAAATCTTCTGTCATCTCTGCAATCAACACAGATTTTCTAGATTCTATACGTTGTGTAATAACTTGTAGCTCTTGTGCAGCTCTTGGGTCCACTGGAGCTGACTGTTGTAAGGCTTGAAGACGTATTAATTCATCTCTGAACTCTAATTGTATCTGTTCTTGAGCCATTAAACTAATATGTTCTAAAATATTTTTTTGTATTGAACCCATAACAGCAGGATTGTTTCTAACAATGTTAGTAGACATAAAATTTAAGTGTGCTGTGATGTGTGCTCTATGATCTTGACCAGGAAAAGCTTGAAAAGATTTACCTGTAAGAGCAGAAATGTGTTCCATACTTGGATCCATAGGTTGTACAGGCGCTGGCGGAGGTAAAACTGAATCAATATTTTTAACCCCAATCGCTTCGTACATGTTTCTGTAAGCAGAATATAAATTATGTATTTGTGGATTAGATGTAGCTAACTGTAATTGTGTTTGTGCTAGTGTTATTCTTTGTGACATAGAAAATATATTTGGATCTGCTACGGGTAATATATCTATTCTGTCATCAAAATCTAATTGCTTAATAAGTCTAGCTCCACCTACAACATCGTATGGATATTCTGGTGGTAGATAAGTTGCTATAACTTTTGATAATAATTTAAACTCATGTCTCATTGAGTTGTATAATCTCTTGTGTATTGCAGACATAACTTTAGATCCTCTTTCAAGAAGAGCGATCGTTGTTCCTACAGCTGCATTACTGTTGCCTTCACCAGTTTGTAATTCTGATATAGCCGCGAATCTCTGACCTGCTTGAACCACAATACCCATTAACTGTAATAGGGTAGCTGATGGTTCTTTGTATGGTAGAGGAAAGAAAGCTTCACGTAGATTGCCACCTGGCGCATCTACATCTTTGAATTCACCAGGTTGAATTGGAGAAGCCTCATCTCTAACACGCACCCCTCTTTGTTTGAAACCAGCAGGTAGGTTTGACAAAGTTCCTGCATCTAATAATTGGCGGAGAGCGACTGTTGCAGTTCTGCTCAATCCGCCAATCATGTGTATTAATCCAAATCCGTAGAATCCTAGTCCTGGCAGAAATTTAAAGTGGACAAAATATTGGACCCTTTGTTTCTTTGGATCATTGGGCGCATAGTTCCTTCTTATCGAAAGAACCGTTCCGCTACCTTCTTCAACAGTTACGATGTAAGGTAGCTTGATACCAGTCGGCTCGCCGTCTGGACCAATGTCTTCGAAGCCTTCTAAATCTAGATCTACGTGACACTCAAGAAGAGTATACATAGGAATTTGTTTTCCAGATTTTTTAGTGCCTTCTAATTCTTTTTCTTTTTTTGAAACTTCATCATTAACAACCATGCCTGGTGATGTTAACTCTACATCAGCATAGAAACCTGCTACTTGTTGTTTTCTTAAATCATTCTCAGATATTTTTAAAACGTGAATAATAGCTTCAGCTTCTGCTAAACTGTTTGCTGTGTAAGGTACGATTAAATCATCGGCAGGTACAAATTTAGATACTGCTCTACCTAATAAATCATCGTAGTAAACTTTTTTAAATGTGGATCCTGCAAGAGGTAAATGAAATAACATTGAGTCAAACTCTGGCTCGTATTCTGTCATCTGATCCATGATTTGATAATTCATGAAATCTTTTACACGTTCAGCTTGTTGCTGCTTTCCAGGATTGTTAACTCCTAAGATCTGTGTTCTTACTGGGCCATCTGATGGTAATAGCTCTTTGTATGCTGTAGCTTGAAACTGTGTAACAGCTTCTGCTAGCACAGGGTGCGTGGCACCTGAAGCTCCTTGAAATGGCTCCGTTCTATTTTCGTATTTAAATCCTAATAGGTCAAGTCCATCTGTGTAAGATTTTTCCCAATCTTTTCTAGACATCTTATAATCAACATAATTATTTTTTAATTCAGAACCTAGGGGTTCTAAAATATCTTCAGGTAAAATATCTGCTAGATTATCAAAATGTTTTTCTGTGCCAGGTATATTAATTGCACCTGGTTCAAAATCTATGGTCGCACCGCCATCCTCTTCAGGAATAACTTCTACGGGTGCTTGCTCTTTTATTTCTTCCTTTACCTCGACCTCTTCGCCCGGAACTTTAATTTGGGTACGAGTGTTAGGAAGTCCTTTATCTATATCTGCCATTTAAACTCCTACGGTTTCTTAACATATTTTAATGCAGAAAACAAACCCTCTGGTCCATCTGGTGTGGGTCCTGATTCTGGCGCTACACCTGATTCTACGCCACCTTCTTTAGCTATACCACCTCCTGCAAAACCAAGATCTACTTCTAACCCTGTTAAAGAGTCTTTTCTTTGCTCTGCTCTTTCAGCTTTTTGTTCACCGAATTTTTTAATACCTAGTTGTTCTTGTCTTCTGTTTTCTTGAAAAGCCGCTTCATCAAATTGACCATCTTTTATAAAAGGACTTAATTGTTCTTCAAACTGTTTTGAAGCAATATCAAACTTACCTTTAGATCTAATTCTTTGCCCTCTTGTTCCCTGTTGTAATTTATCTAAATTTTCTAATCTTTCCCCTGTCTCTATGGCTTTTTGTGCAAGACCAAAATTTTCACCATACAATTCTCTAAGCTGTTCTTCTTGACTTTTACCACCAATACCAAGTGTAAGATTACTAATTATTTCTTCTTTGTTTGCCCCTGTCCCGTAATCATATAATGCAGAAGGTGCAGCGAAAGCCACCTCAGTAGCTATGGCTGCTGGTCCTGCAATATTTTTAACAAACCTAGCTGCTTTCAAAGCTTTGCCTCCAACATTAGTTGGAAGTCTTGCAGTTTCCTGTTCTACTATTGATGCTGTTTTAATTGGATCTTGTCTAATGGCCTCTGCACATGTAGTTGATAAACCACCTGCTTTAAGAGCATTACATATTTTTCCTTGAGCACCTGAAGGTAATTCTTCTACAGAGGAGACTAAATCATTTACGTTTTGTTTTATTAATTTTATTTCTTCTTGAATTTGTTGTGATGACATTTTAGTATCTTTCATAGCTTGTCCTCTTAAATATTGTGCCATTTCTCTATCAAAAGATCCCTTAGCTTTATCTAATTCTGACAGTTTTCTATCTCCTAGAACATCTGCAGGGTCTAAACCTCCTCTTCTTTTTGCACCTTCTATTACAAAAGTTTTACCTGTATTCGGATCAATGGACTCAAATTTTTTAAAACCTCTTGTTGCCATAGCAATTTCTGTTCCTTTTTGATTAAGTTTGTCCATTGCTTGTTTGTATCCTGCAGGTTTATTTTTATAAAGGTTTTTTAATTTTTTTGTATTCTGTTTTAAAACAGCATCTACACTCATCCCAATTTTTAGATCGTCATATCTATCTGCTAAAAATTTATTAATCTCTCCTGGTGCATAATCGATAGTGCTCGTTTTAACAGGCATGTTGTATTTATCTCCCATATGACTTTTTTGAATATCAAC